GTTGGCCGTCAGGATCACCTGTCGCTGCTCGATCGTCCACAGATTCAGCCCACGGTTGGCCCATTCTGCAAACATTAAATTCAGCGATCGCTGCGCTGTCCGAGCGTCGTAGCCGTCACGAACCTGGAGACCGCAGCGCTCATACGCTTCGAGGATGATCTCATCGAAGTCCAGGTTGTAAGCGGAGACGCCGGAAGTGGTCATGGCTTAGTAGATTCGGGCAGAACGGGCACGTGCAGCGCCTACGCCGCGAACTTGCACACGGTCACCAGTGACTGACTTCTTGACGTTTTGGGTCAGCAGTGTGGCAGTAGGGCCTGCGGTGTCAGCACCAGAAGCGCTGATCTGGCCGCCCTTAGGCACATTCTTCATTGCCACATTGCCCTTGTCTTTGCTTGATTTCATAGCGTTACCGCCTTTCATGGTTGTTACTTGCCCGAGATGTCATACGCCCGGATGGCATCAATCTTACGCTCGATCCTGTCGAAACGATCCAACAATTGCTGCATGTCGGCGCGGAATTCTGAGCGGGTGACGTGGTCGCGTGCCACTTCCTCTCGGGTTTTGTTCAACAGGATGCCCAGCCGGGAAATCTCGTCAAACTTGCCCTTAAGCAAAAACCCCATCAGCGCCACAACAGCGCTGAGAAGCATGTTCCAGACCATCATCTCCATGTCAGCACTTCCATGCCCGCAGGCTCTTGTTGATACGGCTGTCCGGGTCTTTGGCGGTCTTCTCACTCGTCAGCTTGGCTTTCATCCCCTCCATTCGCCCACAAAAGGACGCCTTGCGTCCTTTTGCTTCTTTGGTCTTGGGGGACGGCGCAGGCGGCTTCAGGTTCATGCCCTGAGCCTTTGCGGAGGCCCGGCCCTTGGCGTTTAGTCCGCCTTTAGGGTTTTTGCCTTCCTTGCGCTGCCAAGCGGGAGAAGTCGCCATGATCAATACATCTTGCAGGGCTTGTTGCGAGCTTCGCCCACGCCACGCGGGGACGTAGAAGCATAGGGCTTCTGGTAGTCCTTGCGAGGGGTTTGCTTAGGACCGCCCTTGGACATGTCCTGCCTCTGAGCACCGGGCTGAACTTCGCCTTGGTACTGGTCGTCTGCCATTTTTGCTGCTCGTCCCATGATGGACTCCTTATCCGTAGAAGAAGGTCACCGAAGAGGGACCAGTGATGGTGATGTAGGGGTCGCCGCGAAATACCACGCCGTCGCCAGGAATCATGATGGAGGTAGAGCCGTTGCCTGCCGTGCTGGCAGGAGTAGCCAGAAGAATCTTCTCTTCGCCCCCGGACCCGCCATCTTTGAAGGAGATGGAGCCCGCAGTGCCTGCCACGTAGTAAATTGCTTTGATACGAGCACGAGGCAGTCCGATGCCTGTGGCACCGGTCTCGGTCATCGTTTTCGCTTTTACGTCAAACTGAAACATAATCAATCTCCTTTAAGACAGGGGCCAGGGCCCCCGAGACCAATTAAGCAGTGCGTGTGAACACGTATGCAGTGGCGCTGGAGAACATCAGCGTGTAGCGTGCCAAACCTGTTGCGCCAGCGGCCACTGTCAAGTCGCCAAAGCTGCCAGCGGTGTCCGCAGCGGCTGTGGACAAAATGCCGTTGACTGCTACGGCAATGGTCACGGTGTTTGCACCAGCGGTGTTGTCAATGTACAGGTCCATCACGGTGCCGCGAGTTGCGCCCAGAGCCGCGCCCAGCAAAGTGCCAGTAGGCAAGGTGATGGTGGTGGCGGCTGCCGAGGTGGAAGTGATGTAGCCGGTGATGACCTGGGCTGCAGTGGCAGTGGCAGTCGCGTTGATCGCGGCGGTAGTGGGGTGGTTCTGGTCAGTGAAAACCAGGTTGGTAGCTGTCAGGTTGGTAGCTGTCAGGTCGGTAGCTGTCAGGTCGGTCACGCTGGTGGTAGCGCCAAACGTAGCGTCAACAGTGACAGCGCCGGTAGTGGGGCTGACGGTGACAGATTGGAAGCCGTTCTGCGAGCGAACTGGGCCGTTGAATTGTGTGGAAGCCATGTTAATTTCCTTTCAGGTGATTGTACTTGAGGGCAAGCCTGCGAACAGAGCTTGTGTCTGCGCCCAGAGCCCTTGCCCGCGCTGCGTAAGACATGCCCGAATTGTTGATGATGTACTCTATCTTTGCAACAAATTTCGGGTCCGCATGACGCCGTGCCATCTGTGCCTCGCTAAGCGTTTTGCGGTATTCGTCACTCTGGTAATCAAATGTGGCAGCACGCCGCCCCAGCCGGATGCGCTCACGCACCGTCTCCGTGTGAGATTTTCCGCGCATCGGCGCTTTTGCAAAATCTGCAATGTTGTAGACGACTGGCTCAGTAAAGTAGGCCTCGCCACTTATAAAAGCCTCTTCCAACATGTCTAATTCATCTAAGTTGGCGCACTGCACTTCAATCGCGCCATAAAAACTGGCTGCCCCGTACTTGTTGTATGCATGCTGCAGATGCGTATTGCTGTGCTTGTTTCCCCGCAAAAGCCGGAAATGTTCCCGTATGCGTTTTTCCATGTATTGGGACTGTCCAACATAACATTGATTGGTAGCCGTATTAACAATTTTGTATATCCCGCAGCTGTTGACTTTGTATGGCATAAACTACATCTTTTGGTGTTGTGTGAGCCAATATACACCAAAAGAAAAGGGCCCACAAGGGGCCCTTTTCATGTTCTCCAAACGCTTATGCAGCGCCGGGAGATCCGTAAATTCCTCGCGGATCACTCCATCCGAAGGAATATCGCTCTCGCGCTTTATAGCGTACGTTACCGGTATCAAAGTCGCCTTCAAAGGCGGTTTTGATGGGCGAACGGTTGAACATCTTCAGGCCGTTAGGCGCGTCGGTGATCAGGAACCATGCATCCACGTCGGTCAGGTAGTGGTTGACAGCGTAACCCTCGGGGATCAGGCCCATGGACTTGATCGCGTTGATGTCGTTGTCAGCAGTGCCAGTGCGCAAAGTGCTCTTCATCAGGCGCTCTGCAGTGAACTGCAGTTCCTTAGGAACAATCATCTTGCGTGCTGTCAAGGCAACCTTCAGGCCACGTTCGTCAGTGAACGCCGCGATGTCGATGATGCCTTGCTCGAGGGATGTCTCGTTCAAGTCAGCAGCCACAGTGGGGCGGTTGGCGAAGTTGGGGCCCAAAGCGGTGGGGTGGGCAGTGGACATCAAAGCCACGCCGTCGCCACCAGCATATTGACCGGCAGTAAAGCCGTTGTTCAACACGGAGGCAGCTTTAACCTGCTTGGTGTTGGCCATGGAACGAGCCAGAGCCTTGGTGTAGCGAGCAGACAGGCGGTCGTAGAGGTTGTCCTCAACGGCTTCTTCTGTCAGCGCGAACGCCATAGCGATGGTTTCGTGGGTGTAGCGAGCAGTGAACGATTCCAAAGCGGTGTCGTATGCCAAGCCAGCGCCTTCGGTTTTCACCGGGGCGGAGCCGAAGCCAGTCAACATCACTTCTTCTTCGAACGCACGGTCAGATGTCTCGGTAGAGAAAATCTCTTCGTGCTCGTTCTCGTAGCGCTTGTACTCAATACCGAACAGGGCGTTCAGGCCCGGCTCAAGTTCTTTGACGAGTTGGGAACGGGTAATGGCCATGATTATGCTCCGTCAGCTGCAACACCGACGCTACCGTACTGGTGTTGATTGAGTTTAACAACGACCACTGCATAGTTGCCCAACTCATTGTCAGGAACAGCGTAGAGGCCAACGATCTTGAAAGTCAGGGCTTGGGTCTTGGCAATTGTGGACGAATCCAAAGTGCCGTTAGAAATGCCATTGACTGTGCTACCAGTAGTGGAGGCAGTTGGGTCAGCGTTTTTACCGATGTCGGCTTGGACGATGTCCTCATCAGCCTGCACCAGGAACAACTGGGAAGGATCGTCCAAAACTTCGCAATAGATTGCGCCGATTTCGACGTTGATGCTACCGGGGTAGTAGTTCTTCCAAGTCGGCTTGTTGGCACGAGTTGGGTCGTTGTACTGGCAGCCGTTGAACACGCCGGTGGGGGCAGTGTGCGTGGATGCATCGTACTTGATGATGTAACCATCAAACAGAACGACGAGGTCGCCCTGGAAAATGGCTCCGGCCTGGTTGTCGGCGATCTCGTAACCGTATTGCTTTTGTGCACCGGTAGCAGAGAGGTTACCCGACGGACGCAGACCAAAAGGCTTGTTGATGTTTGCCATTTGAATCTCCTACAGGATTGAAGGTATCAGCCTTGCGGCTGACGGAATGTTGTGCGCGAGGTCCGGTCGGGAGACTGGATTCGCATTGAAGAGTGAGCGTTCTCACGCATCATCTCGTTGTCCACAGCATGCAACTGTTCCTGTGCCCTCTGGCGGAAATAGGCATTCCGTTCCTCAACAGTCTCGTCAGGAATCTTGGCAAGCAAGAGTCCACCAACAGAGATCACGCCAGCGTGTTTGCCGTCGTCCATCGTGGGCAATGTTGCGCGGTATTCCTCAGGAATATTTTCGGGGCGAACAAGTTCGTATCCCTCACGCAGCTTGCTGTACACGTTCTGATTGTCGAGAGTGCCGTTGATTTCGGAACGAATCCAACGGTACTTAAAACCTTCGGGGGCAGGTGGTGCATCCAAGCGCGAAGGGGGACGCCATGGCTTGCGACGAGATTCTTTGTCCCGGCTTTCGGCGGAACGGCTGGCTCGGTCGATAGTGATTTTTTCGCTCATGACTTACTCCTTTACGTACTTGGCATACTCTTCGAGAGGTACACCCAGCTTCTTTGCAATAGCAACCTGACTCGGCGATAACCGGACAGTTCGGCGCGCACTATTTATTCCGGAACTCCGGGATGCAGGGGCAACAGCAGGCGCGGAACGCTGTTGTCTGGAGGATTGGTTAGATGATTGCTCATCCGCGAACTTCTTCGGGAATTCCTCACGAAGACGTCGATCCAGTTCAGTATAGTACTCGTCGGACTGAGGGTCAACACCCTCTTTTTCGATGAGTTCTTGGTGGATGCCCCATGCGGCGTAGGTCAGCATGCGGTCTTGGCCAAACCAGGAGTTGCGCTCAGCCCATGTCTCGGCACGTGGATCAGGCGCTGCAGGCTTTGGTGCAGGCTGTTGGTACTGCTGCACAGGAGCCGGGTTGCGAGCAGCTTCTTCTTGCTGCTGGAGCCAACCAGAAACCTGGCGCTGCTCCATCGACAAGTGAGACAGGCGCTCTTGTGCTTCTGTCTCGGTGTCAATGTCGCCTTCTTCGCGGGCCTTCTTGATGATCTGACGCAACTGAAGTTGCTGCGTCTCAAGACGGGATTTTGCTTCGTTCAGGCGACTGTAGTCCGTCTGCACCAAGCGCTGCTGAAGGTTTTGCGTCTGCGACTGCAAGCCCTTGGCGTACTCCACGGCAGCCTGCTCGCGGCGCTCGGCCTCGCGCATCTTGGCGGTCAGTTTGGCAATGCGCTTTTGCACTGCTTCGTTGACCGAGCCCAGCTCGTCGGAATGCGCAGAGGTCTCCTTTGGCTCAGGTGCCTCGCGCTCAGGCGCTTGTACTTTGCCCTCTTCCTCGTTGCCGTCAGCGTCGTTCTCAAACGTCACTGTGGCGGATTTTTCGCCTTCTCCAAGGTCGAATTCCAACTGTTCGTTGTCCATTTGATTTGCCATGTTGTGCCTTACAGGTGAACGATATCTTCAGGGTTTTGGATCAAAGCCAGGACTTCGTCATCATTGATGATTCGGATTTCGCCCTCGTCGATTGGCAGGCGTGCACCTGAATATCGACCAAAGATAATCCAGTCACCTTTCTTGCACCACGGGCCGGTCGGGAACTTGTTCTCGTCGGCGTAGGCAAGTGGGCCAACAGACAGCACATAGCCACAGACCGTTGCCGACTGCTCACGCTGACGGGTCTGGTCTGACAGTACGATGCCACCTTTGGTTTTTTCTGCCCCTCGGTAGGGCAGGATGACGATTCGCCAGCCCGTAGGGGCGGGAATCCGATCCATTACTTTCTGTTCGATCTTCTCGACATGGAGGCTGCCCTCTTTGTCGTAAGCGTCGTCCAAGGAAGGCACGTGGGCAGCAGCGTCGTCTGCCCACTTTTTCTCCAGCGCAGTCATTTCCATGAGAACTCCTTTATTGGTCTTGGTTTTTGCTGAGAAGGTGTTGTATTTCCATCTCAGCAAACTTGTAGCCCTCAAGGCGTCCCATCAGGAACTTGTACTGCTCCATATCCTTTACGTTGCCGCTCACCAGGATTTCCTCCGTCTGGCGACGGAGCCCCTTGATAGCGATCAGCGTTTTTTCGGCAAATTCAAGCATGGATCATTCCAATGAAGCAGACAGATGAGACCCCTGTCCGTGGGCTTGGTGTGCATTATGCACATTCTTGTTACGTAATCAACAC